TACGTCTTATACAGATGTAACGCACGTAGCTTAGGAGAAAAAATTATGGCATCAACATACACAGATCTAGGTATAGAATTAATGGCAACCGGTGAAAATGCCGGTACTTGGGGAACTAAAACAAACGCAAACTTAAACCTTGTCGAGCAACTTACAGGTGGACACTTATCAATATCCATTGCGGGTGGTGCAGGAACAACAACATTAGACATAGATAACGGTGCTTTAACAGGTACTGCTCAACAAAGAGTTTTAGAACTTACAGGGACAATATCTGGAAACAGAATTGTAACTTTTCCTGTACTTACAGAAAATTTTTATTTTATAAAAAATGGCACTTCAGGTGGTCATACAGTTCAATTAAAAGCAGCAACAGGTTCAGGTGCTACAGTTACTTTCTCAGCAACTGATAAAGGTTGGAAAATTATTTACCTTGATGGTGTTGCAACAAATACTGGACTTTATCAACTTAATGATAATTTTTCAGGTTTAGTTGTTGGAACTGATGTACAAGCTTATAATGCCCAACTTGCTGCAATAGCAGGTTTAGCGGTTACTGATGGTAATATAATTGTTGGTAACGGTTCAACATTTGTTGCTGAAAACGGAGCCACTGCTAGAACTTCTCTTGGTGTATCTATTGGAAGTGATGTACAGGCATACGATGCAGGACTTGCAGCAATAGCAGGTTTAGCAGTTACAGACGGCAATTTTATTGTAGGTAACGGTTCTACGTTTGTTGCGGAAAACGGAGCAACAGCAAGAGCTTCTTTAGCATTAGATACAGGTAACGATGTACAATTCGATAGTTTTGGAGTTGGAACTGCAGCTTCAGGAACTACTGGAGAAATAAGAGCAACTAATGATGTTACTGCTTTCTATTCTTCAGACGTTGCACTTAAAGAAAATATTACAAATATTCCAAATCCATTAGAGGCTCTTAAAAAATTAAACGGAGTTTTATTTGATTGGAAAAAATCATACATTGATCAAAGAGGTGGTGAAGATGGCTACTTTGTTAGAAAAAAAGATGTAGGTGTTATAGCTCAAGAAGTAGAAAAAGTATTACCCGAAGCGGTTGCTCAAAGACCGGACGGTATAAAAGCTGTTAAATACGACAGACTGACTTGTTTATTAATTGAAGCGGTAAAACAATTACAAGACAAGGTAGACAGTTTATCAAATAAGGGGAAATAATAATGGCTGTCCCTAGTAACCCTAAATTATCAGATATCCAAACTGAGTTCGGCGGATCTAATCCAATAGAACTTACAGAATATTATTCTGGAGGACCTTTAGTCCCTGCAAGTACACCTGCTCCTAATGGACCAATTCCAAGTTCTGGCACAATCACTATGGGTGATTTTAGAGGATCTGAATTAATAACTTTTATAAGTGCCTCTGGTGGTTCAATATCAACATCAGGAGATTTTAAAATCCATACTTTTAACGGACCAGGTACTTTTTCAGTTTCATCTGCGTCTAACTCAGCACCATTAAACGAAGTTTCTTATACTATCGTTGGTGCTGGAGGAGGAAGCGGAAGTGCTGCAAACCCTGGTAACTGGGAAAATGGCGCTGGTGCTGGTGCCGGAGGTTATAGAGAAAGACGAGCAGCCAATGACAGTTTTTCAGTTTCTCCAAGAAATGGAGCAACACCGGTTACAGTTTCAGCTACAAGTTATCCAATAGGTATTGGCGGAGGCGGATCTGGAGCTAGTGCTCCTCCTGGACGAGGCGCTAACGGTGGAAACAGCACTGGTTTATCACAAACAGGTCACGGTGGTGGCGGAGGCGGAGGAGCCTTTGGACAACACACAGGGGCATCTGGTGGATCCGGCGGTGGTGGCGGAGGAAACGGTCACAGTGGTGGATCAGGAAATAGTCCTTCTCAAAGTCCTCCTCAAGGTACGAATGGCGGAAACGGTCAATCCGGTGGAGGTGGCGGTAGCCAAGCTGGAGGTGGCGGCGGAGCCGTAAACTCTGGTGGTACTGGAAATGGTGGTACAGGAGCAACAAATTCAATTACAGGTTCAGGAGTAGCAAGAGCCGGAGGCGGTGGCGGAGCTTACAATGGTTCTGGAAACGCAGGCGGTGGAAGCGGCGGTAACTCAGGTAATGCAGGTTCTGCAAATACTGGTGGTGGAGCTGGTGGATCTGGTGTCGGAGGAGGAAAAACCGGCGGTTCAGGTATAGTAATAATAAGGTATAAGTATCAATAATATGGCACACTTTGCAAAAATAAATGACGACAATGAAGTTATTAATGTTTTAACAGTTAATGACGAAGATGTTTTAAACGATCAAAATGTAGAAACTGAATCTGTAGGACAAGCATATTTAGAAACTCACAATAACTGGCCAGCAGATAAATGGATTCAAACTTCATACAATACAAAAAAGAATGTTCACAGCATGGGTGGCACTCCTCTTAGAGGTAATTACGCATCTGTTGGGTTTACTTGGGATCCAGTAAACAATATATTTTGGGAACCAAAACCTTTTGGTTCGTGGGTAAAACATCTTGAGACAGCTACTTGGAAATCTCCTATAGGTGATGCTCCAGCATTGACTTCTGAAGAAGAACAATCAGGAAAGTATTATCAATGGAATGAGTCTTCTCAAACCTGGGATTTAATAACTCCGTAATTGACATTTTAAATTGTAGGTGTATATTGGATTATATGCACAAGAAAGTATTAGCAGAACAAGCTCTGTATCACGGCGATGTTAAGATGCCAGCTGGTTGGGAGATAAATCAAGAACAGTTTACTAGTGATATATTAGAATCAAAGTATTCAAGAAGTGAATTTAAATTTTCTAAAAATTATGACAGGTTAAATAATTTTGTAACAGAACATTTAAATATGAAATTTGGCGTACATATTTGTCAAAAAGAAACATGGGGAAATATCTACAAACCAAAACAAGTAACTAAACAAATGTTAGAAGCAGATCTAATGAATCTACGATCATCTGCAGATTTTGTACTTCTATATGGTGTAAAAGTAAAAGACTGTACTGTCCATATTTCTTATGACGATAACAGAGTTAAAGATAAGACCTGGTCAGTACCTTTAACCGATAATAAATTTTTAGTTTTTCCTGCAACTAATCCTTACTATATTGAAAATAACCAAACGGACTTTTTAAATTTTATACACGTAACTACGTATACTATTGCCTAATGTATGCGCATTTTAGCATTTAACACAACTCATGACAGTTCTATATGTTGTGTAAATAATGGAACAATAGAATTTTTTTGTAAAGAAGAAAGACTAAGTAGAGTTAAAAGAGATAGAAATCCTTTTAAATCATTACAGTTATTTGCATCACAAAACACAGGAAAAATAGATCACATACTTTTCTGCACTCCGTCTAATAGAGAGGGTGACGTTCAATATATCTATAGTGAATATATTAGAAAACTATTTAATGTAGAGATGGAAAATTTTTCTGCCTTAACACATCACTTGTGCCATGCGTCTTCTGCTTTTTATAACAGTGGCTTTGATAAAGCTTTGTCATTTGTAATTGATAGAAACGGGTCAATTGTTTTTGATAAAAACGTTGATCAATGTAGAGAAGCTGAAAGTGTCTTTATCTGTAACTATCCAGATACTATCAGACCAATATATAAATCTTTTTGGATAAATAATTTAATAGGTATCGATAAAAATTTTTTGAAAAAATTTTTAGAAAGCATCTATCCAGACATAGATATAAATATAGATAATGAGTATTCTATAACAAAAGTTTATGAAGCCGCGACTACCTTAATAGGTCAAAATATTTTAGAGAACGGTAAGACTATGGGCTTATCATCATACGGTTTGAATAAAAACTATAATCCTTTATTTTGGAATGGTAATCCTGTTACCAATTACTTTAATCATTCTTACCAAGATAATGAACATGTTGTGACTTTTAATGGACTAGAAGAATATATTACAAAAGACGTTACAAAAAAGAACTATCAATTTTATGCAGACCACGCAAAACATGTACAAGTAGAAACTCAAAAAGAATCATTAAAACTAATAAAAAAATATGTAGAAAAAACAAAAATAAAAAATGTATGTATAGCAGGAGGGTATGGCCTAAATGTAGTTGCAAATAATTTTTACATAAAAAATTTACCAGATGTTAATTTTTATTTTGAGCCATTGTCTGACGATACCGGTATCTCTATTGGAGCAGCATATTTAAAATATAGACATGTAACTAAAGATAATAAAATTAATAAACCTAAGAATAATTTCTACCATTACTATAAAGACAGCAAAATAAATAAAGGGACAAAAGCCTCAATAAAAGATGTTTGTAACTTATTAAACAAACAAAAAAGTGTAGCAATCTTTGAAGGATCTGCAGAAGCAGGACCTAGAGCATTAGGACATAGATCAATATTATTTGATGCAAGAAATAAAAACTGTAAGGACTTAGTTAATAAAATTAAAAACCGAGAATGGTATAGACCTTTTGCGGGAGTAATACTTAAGAAACATTTTAAAAAATATTTTGATACTTTAGGATTAAGTGAATCTAAAGACATGACAATTAATTTTGAATGTAATAAAGAAACTTTAAAATTAGTTCCTGGAATAGTCCATGTGGACGGAACTTGTAGAATTCAAACAGTCGAAGATGGTTTTTTATATGACTTGCTTACTGAATTTAATAAGCTAACAAAATGTCCTATGTTGTTAAATACAAGTCTTAATTTAGCAGGAGAACCTTTAGTCAATACAAAAGAAGAAGCCTGTGAGTTATTGAACAATAGTAAATTAGATGCTATATATTTTGTAGAAGACAGAAAAATTTTATACAGAAAATGAATTTAATTAACTCCTATTAGTATTTCAAAAGTGCTTTGACTCATAGGTTTTGTGATGAGGTAATAGAACATGCCTTACGACAAAAAGAAACTCTGGGTATAACAGGAGGATACGAAGACAAACAATTAAATAAAAAACAATTAAAAGATTTAAAGAAATTAAGACACTCTGATTTAGTGTGGTTAAATGATAATTGGATATATAAAGAAATCCAACCTTATGTACGTATAGCAAACACTATGGCTGGATGGAACTTTCAATGGGACGCATCCGAATCTATACAATTTACAAAATACAAACACAATCAATTCTATGATTGGCATTGTGACAGCTGGGACAAACCGTATAATAAACCTGATCAACCAGCTGAACACGGTAAGGTTAGAAAGTTATCTATGACATGTCAATTAACAGATGGCTCAGACTATACTGGAGGTGAGCTAGAGTTTGATTTTAGAAACAAAACACCCAAACAAAATACTATAAAACAGTGTACAGAAATATTGCCTAAAGGTTCAGTTATTGTATTTCCTTCTTTTGTTTGGCATAGAGTAAAACCGGTAACTTTGGGCACCAGATACTCACTTGTACTTTGGAATTTAGGAAGGCCATTTAAGTAATGAAAATATTAATAGTAGGTGGTGGTAGTGCAGGTTGGATGACAGCAGCTACTTTAGAATCTCAATTTCCTCAACATAAAATATCTTTAATAGAATCAAAAAATATTAAGACTGTAGGTGTTGGTGAAAGTACACTAGGTCAAATAAAAAATTGGACAAAACTTTTAAACATTAATGACGATACTTTTTTAAAAGCAGTTGATGGCTCTTATAAACTTTCTATAAAATTTACAGACTTCTATAAAAAAGGTGAGGCTTTTCATTATCCTTTTGGGAGCCCTGAAATACAAGACAATAGAGCATCGTTTAACGATTGGTGGTTTAAAAAATTATTAAATAAAAAAACACCTAACTCTGATTATGCTGATTGTATTTACCCAACTCAAATGGCTCATGTAAATAAAAATAAATTTAATCCTAATCTAGAATATGCTTATCATTTTGACGCTACCAAATTTGGACTATGGTTAAGAGATAAGTATTGTAAAAAAGTCAAACACATTGTGGACGACATTAAAACTATAGAAACAAATAAAGATGGGATTAAGTCTTTAAACAAAAAATACAAAGCAGATTTGTATATCGACTGTACAGGCTTTAAATCTATGTTGTTGGGTGAAACCTTAAAAGAACCTTTTAATTCATATTCTGATATGTTACCAAACGATTCTGCGTGGGCAACTAGAATACCTTATAAAGATAAAAAGAAAGAACTTGTGCCTTATACTAATTGCACCGCTATTGAAAATGGCTGGGTGTGGAACATACCTTTATGGTCAAGAGTTGGTACTGGTTATGTATACTCAAGCAAATTTGTAGACGATGAAACAGCTCTAAAACAATTTAAGAAACATCTTAAAAGAGAAGACTTACAATTTAAAAACATAAAGATGAGAGTAGGTCTACACAATAGACTATGGGTAAAGAATGTTGTAGCCATAGGTTTATCTGCAGGTTTTATAGAACCTTTAGAAAGTAATGGTTTATTTTCTGTGCATGAATTTTTATTAAAATTAGTAAGAAATCTACAAAGAGAAAAAGTATCTCAATGGGATAGAGACAATTTTAATTATTCTTGTAAAGCATTATTCAACACATTTGCAGAGTTTGTGGCTTTACACTATGCATTATCTCATAGGAACGATACTGAGTATTGGAGAAACTGCATGAATAAAACATGGTCCAAGGATCTTATCGATTTAAAACAATCACATATCTTTGGGTTTCAAAAAGCTGCACAAGATAGAAATATAAACTACCACCATAATTTAGAAGGCGGCTTGCACTGTATTGCAGCAGGTATGAACTGGGCACCTACAGATAAACCTTCTTTAATTATACATGATCAATGGAATGAAGGTGTTCTAAAAGAAATTGTTAACAGTCTTAACGCTAGAACTAAAGAGGCTATAGATAGCGTTGAAAATGAAACTAGCTTATACGATTATTTGAAAGAAAATATATATGGATAAGATAATTATACAGGATAATTTTTTAACAGATGTTCAATGTAAAAATCTAATAAAGTTTTATAATTCAAAACCACAACAACCTAGTTATAAAACAACTTACCCATTAAATTTATATGTAAATAATCACAAATCTTTAGTTAAAAAAATAAATGAATCAGGTACTTCTATTAACGGTTCGATTGTAGACTGGTTTCAAATTGTACGGTGGCCCTTTCCAAATGTAGGTATGGAAATGCATTTTGATGACGCGTCTAATGATACTACCTTGAGTGCTATTATATATTTAAATGATGATTACTTAGGTGGTTATACGCATTTTGAAGATAAGACACACATAGCTTCGGTCAAAGGAAGAGCAATATTTTTTGATGGAAAAAAATATAAACACGGTGTTTCTATAATTGATAAGAGTGACAGATACACACTAGCAGTATGGTTAAAAAATGATAAAAGAAATTAATACAGGTATACCTTCAAATACAAATAAGGGTATTATAAAACATTTATACTCTTCACAAAACTGGCATTTTGGATGGGATCAAAATTCAGATCTAAACATAGATAAAAAAGATTCTGGACTTATATTAAACATAAACAATAGTAATAACCCTGTGTTAAATACTTATGCTCAAATTATTTTTGATATAGTAGAAAAAAATACAGCCATGCCATTTAAAAAAATAGAAAGAATATATTGGAATTGGTATCACCCTGGAAGCATTACTGAGTTTCATGAGGATTCTGCAGAAGATAATAAGTTTTCTATTGTGTATAATTTACACGATAACGACGGAGGTACAGAATTTATAATTAATGATAAAGTTAAATTTGTTGAATCAAAAGAATCTATGGCAATAAGTTTTCCTAGCAAAGTAAAGCATAGAGGCATTTCTCCAAAAAATAATTTAAACAGGTTTGCTCTAAACATGGTGTTGGAAATATGAAAAAATATAAGTTACCAAAAAATAGTTTTATGGGTGGATGGTTTATACCTGAAGAAGTATGTGATAGATTAGTATATTATTTTAATAAAAACAAATCTATGGTTGTGCCAGGTGAAGTTGGAGAAAATAAAATAAAAAAACAGTTTAAAGATTCTTTAGACATACAAGTTTTTTCTGACAACTATGATCCAGAAATTTTAGAGTACAGACAACATCTACAAATTGTTTTAGAAAACTATATAAAAGAATATCCAGAAGTAAATAAATATGATCGTTTCAACGTATCATCTTTTAATATTCAAAAATACCCACCCAATGGTGGTTTTAAAGTTTGGCATTTTGAAAGAGGTTCTAACTTCGTATCAAATAGAATATTGGTTTTTATGACATATTTAAATACCATTAAAAATGGAGGCACATATTTTAAGTATCAAAAAAAAGAAATGCCTGCAATAAAAGGTCTGACTTTAATTTGGCCTACAGATTTTACACACACCCATAAAGGTGTTATTACAAATAAAGAAAAAATGATTGCAACAGGTTGGTTTGCATTATTATGAGTTTTAAAAAAAATAAATACGCAATTATTCGTAAGGCAATATCAAAAGACTTAGCGACTTTTCTTGCTAATTATTTTTCTATAAAAAAGCAAGTATTTGATACTTGCAGAGAACACAGATACATTTCTCCTTTTGAAAAAACTTTTGGTTATTATGAAACTGAAAATGAACAAGTTGCAAATACTTATTCACATTATTCTGACGTTGCAATGGAAACTCTACTATTAAAATGTCAACCTAAAATGGAAGAAGCTACAAAGCTTAAAATTTATCCTGCATATACTTATGCAAGAATATATAAAAAAGGTGATGAACTTAAAAGACACAAAGATAGATTTAGTTGTGAGATATCTACTACTATGAATCTAGGTGGTGATGATTGGCCAATATATTTAGAACCATCTGGTGAAAAAGGTATGAAAGGTATTAAAGTAGATTTAAAACCAGGAGATATGTTAGTTTATTCTGGATGTGAGCTAGAACATTGGAGAGAAAAATTTAAAGGCAACGAATGTGTACAAGTTTTTCTACATTATAATAATCGTAAAACACCTGGCGCTGAGAAAAATATGTTTGACAAACGTGTACATCTTGGTCTTCCAGAATGGTTTAGAAAAAAATAGATTGAACGATTTTTTAAAATATTTAGTTGACCCTATATTAGCAACTCCTGAGGAGAGACAGAATGAGATTTGGGATGTAGAGGGTAGACT